GTGGCGCGGCGGCCTTGGGAGCTTCCCGCTCAGCGTTAAACCTCTGGCTGGCTTCGGCTCGGCGTGCGGCAGACCGTGCGGCGGGGCTATCTTGCGGGGCTGGCGGCTGGGCCGGCTGTGGTGCCGCTTGCGCCGGCTTGCCATCGGGGCCTAAGAGGTTTTTGCCGTCCCAATTCAGAACGACGTTACCGGGTGCCGCATCGCCAAGCCTGGCTTGGTTTGGCTTTTCGACCTTCTCGCCCATGGCGGGGCCGCTGCGAACGCCGACTTGCGTCTGTGCCGGCCCGATGCTCTGCGCCGCCTGCTGTGCGTTGGCGCCAAACACTTCGCGGATGATAGACGGAAACTTAGCGTCTACCTCTGCAAAAATTGCTTCCTCATTCGGTGGCGTTCCGCGTCGCAAAGAGTTCATGCGCAGCAAATTAGCAGCCGCATTGCGTTCCGCTTCACGTCGCAGCGCCGGCAACAGCACCGGCAACGTCGACGGATCGCTCATAATCGTGGCCAAACCCTTTTCAACGAACGTCACGTCCGCGTTGGACATCGGCTTGAGCTTTTGGCCTTCCTGCAAAACGAACTTTTGCGAAAGAGCGCGGAACAGTTCCGTTGGGGCGATTTTGTCAGAATCCGCAATCCCCATGCGAGAAGCAGCGCGGCGTAGCTGGTTCAGGCCTTCCGCGCCCCAGCCCGTTGACGCGTGCTTAGCAAGCGCTTCCATGTCCGCAATGGTCTGCGCCGTTTGCTTCGACTCCGTGTAGGTCTCGCCTGCCTTCGTGTAGAGCTTCGGGGCCTCTTTGGCGTATTCCTTGTCAAAGCCGCGTTGAACACGGTCCTCGCCCTGGTTCCTGCTGACAAACCGCACGCCACCAGGCACAGACGGGTCTTGAACCGCCAAGTCCTCGTCTTCCTTCATCTTGATAATCTTGCTGGCTTCAATGGCCTTGTTCTTAGCCAGGATATCCAGCGGCTGCATTTCGGCCGCGCGTCGTTCCGTTCCAATCGCGCTCGCGGTCGCCGCCCTAGAATGCTCAATGCCGGCCCGCTTCGCTTCCACGTCGAGCGGGTTTTGATAGCCTTGGGCAAGCGTCGTCAAATACCGACCGACCACAATCGGGTCGTTATGCACTTCAGGCGGCAGATTCTTGGCAATCGCCGTCTTTATGCGTGGGTCGTGATTCGTGAACTGATCGAATAGCATTTTCTGCTTGTTCGGGTCCGTCTCGTTTAGCCATTGCTGGGCCATGCCGCCGAACTTTTGGGCGTGGTATTGTTCCGCCTCGCGCGCGGCCTTCTCCTGCTCCAGCTTTAACCGCTCTTGGTTCATTCCAAGTTCGGTATCGGTCTGTTGCAGACGCTTATTCTGCACCTGGGCCGTGCGGATGCTATCGAGGCCGTTATTCAACGGCTCGAAATTCACCAAAGCGTTTTTGATCTCGTAGGCGGGGAGTTGCATCAATGGCGGCATGTGGCGGTCCCCTTATTTCGACGGAACGCCCATCGACGCCCCGTAAGCTTTCGCGGCCGCACCAGCCACACCGAGCAAATTGTTAATCCCGATGTTGCGGCTCGATGCCATCGCGTTGCCGAAGTTGATATCGTTGGCCGCCGTCTGCTGGCCGTAGCCCATCCGAGCATCACCCATGTATTGGCCTGTCTGTTGGGCAATCCCGGCCTGCTGTCCCGTCGCTTGGAAACCCTGCTGGCCAACACCCATTAGGCGGTTTTGCCAGTTCTGATAGTCTTGATAGCCGAGCCCCATGCGTGCGCGAGCGGCGGCCAATGCCGTGTAGCCGGTATTCAGCCCGCCCCTGGCATTTGCAGCAGCCTCCAGGCCCTTCTGCGCGCGCTCCTGCTCATACTGCAGCGACGGATTCGAGGCCGCCCGATACATCGTCAAAGCGTTTTGGCCGCCGGCCTCGCCATTGAGACCAAGAGAGTCCTCATACGCAGTTTGACCGCGCCGGCCGGATGCCGCCCACGGGTCATACATGCCGCTGGCTTTGTCGGCATAAGTCTTATAGGCCGCCGTTCCCTCGTCATAACCGGACTTGAGCGCGGCCGATGCCTGGGCGTTGGCGTTTTTGATATCGTCTTGGGCCGATTGCCCCATAAAATCCTTGAAAAACGACATTATGGCGCTGCCTTCAGTGCGAGGATGAGAGCGGTAAAAAACCGATACCAAGCGGCATTCATGGTGCCGTCTTCGTTGATGACCGGCGTAGACGCAGCGGGGAGCTGCGGAATGTTGCTGATTGCCATGTCAGGCCGTTATGGTCGTGACATCGACAGACGCGCCAACAAGGCCCTTGGCCACGGCGGCGGATATGCTCAGTTCAAACGTGCGGCCATGCGTCGAGGTCACGCCAAGACGGCGGAGAACAACGCGACGGATGCTGTCACCAAGACGGCCGAGAGGTGCGCGACTTTCCGCAGACCACGTTTGCCCGCCGTTGTCAGACCACCGCACCATGATTTCAGGATCAAGATCGGCCGGCGTCGTCGTGTTGAGCCCCACGCCTGGAATGACATCGATAAACAGCGCACCGAACTGCAGCCGGTTGGGCGAGGCGTGCACCTGAGGCGTGCGGACCGTCATAACCAGCGGATCATCACCCTCCACCGTGGCGTCTGGGCTCATGGTGTAAAGCTTGTTTGTTGCCGCATCGCCGACAATCCAAGACGTTCCAAACTTGGTGACGAGGCTACCTTTCCAGCGGTTTTGGCCGTAGCTTTTCCGCTCGCTCCACATGCCCGTTGTCTTGTTCCAGACATGTGTCCAACTGTCCGACGAGATGGCGTAAAACGAATGGCCACGAGCCGCCCAAGACGTTGACGAAATCGTTTCAGGCAATACGCTTGCAATGTCGCGCTCTACTGCGTGGTTGCTGATGCGTTGGCCGTCATAGCCGGACATCAGGCGGACCGTGCCATCGTGGGCAATCCATGCCAGCGTGCGCTCGACGGTCGAAACGCTTCCAGCAGCAAGGCATCCAAGCTCTGCAATCGAGACGCGGCCATTGGCGAAGGGAAAGTCTACGTCTCCCGTATCGCGCCACCATTCCGTAGACTTCGAGCCGAACAACACGACCTCGCCCTCGCGAGTTGCAGCCCTGACAATTTCGTCGGGGTTGCTGTCCGCCGTGCCGAAGTCAAGAGCGTCAATCGTCGTGAAGTTGTCGAGACCGGTGATAAACCAGCGGCCATTCGAGACCGGAATGATCCCGTATCCGTCCAGAACGGTCATACTTGAACCGGGAGGCAAATCCGCGTCCGAAACCAGCGTCATGACCGAAGTGCTGGTGTCGATTACATAAAGCAAACCACTCGACAGAATTGCAATCTGCGGAATCGTGCGGCGGTTGCGGACCATATAGACCGGTCCCGTCGTCGGAATGCCGCCGATGCTGGTCGCTGTTCCCGCCTGATCTACGCGGTAGACACGCCGGCCGGACACAACCCACAGATACGCCCCCACCTCGATTGCACCGCGCACACCGTTGTCAGTCAGCGTCGAAAACGATGTCAGGCCATCGTGCGCAACGATCAATTGCGGGGCTTTGGCATCCGTTCCCAACGGCTCAATGTAACAGTTGATATGCCGCGCGGCGCCGGCGTGTCCGAACCGTGCCTGGTTGCTGCCGGTGCCGAGCGAAATAGGCGTTATGGGCATCAGACGGGGTTGTCGATGTTGTAGGGCCAAATCTGCGAGGGCATGCGGGTGAGGCCTGCGTCTACGCGAACGGGCACTATCGGCATGTATGCAGCCATAAGCTGCGTTTTTCCCGTGCTGGCTTTTTGGAGCGTGAAGGGTGACGGGGAAAGATTGAACGAAGGGGCTATTTCGAGCGCCAGCAGGGCCATGACGCCGCGTTCATGCTCTGCGCCAAGCGGGAACGTGCCATCCGTCGTCAACGGCGTTTCCGCGTACAGCGTCCAATAGCTTGACCAATTGGCCGACGAACCGGGTTTGTCGTAAAGCGAAGACGTGTGCGCCACCGAGCACGTGTAAGTGCTGCCGGATCGCGCGACGCTTTCGTTGACCGCATAGTTTGTGTTGTTCGTCCAGTCGCCTTTCCACGTCGTGCCGGGGGGATAAAGAACGATTATCCCCTCGTTGTGCCACGATGCGATCAAGCCATTGAGCGCGTCCACCCCATCCGCCATCATCTTGGCGGACGGGGTTTCGTTCTCGGCGAGGTACATAAGCTCGCCGAGAGCTCGCGTCACAATTGTGCGCGCTGTTGTCATTACGAACCGCTGAACCGAGTGGCCAAGCGCGGATCGATCATCTTACGACCATAGAGCAGGTCAAGGCGCCATTTGCTCAAGTCGTTCGTGCCGTCGTAGATGGGAATGACGCGAACCGAGAGGCCCTTGTAGGACTCGCGGTGACCACCGTAGGCAGCGGCCGGCATTTCCATCGGCACCATGGCAAGCGCCATGCTGTTTTTGTGATAGGCCATGTTCTGCGGGTAGGCCGTCGAAGCCGAACCCATAAACACGAGACCTGCGTTGTCAGCCGGCGCCACGTTGACGGTCTGATATGGTCCCGACGTGATGATCGGAGGCGAGATGGTCAGCGTAAGGTTGCCCGTGCCATCCGAAGAGCCGTCCGCCGTCACAACGAATTGCGCATCCTGATCGGTTGCCGCTTTCGTCTTCGGGTTGACCATCTTCACCTTGGCGCCCGACGTGCCGGCCGCGTAGAGCGTAAACACATCGCCTTCCTTGACGCGGGAGGCAGCAGCAGCCGTCCAGCCGTCCGTGATGAGGCTCTGGGTCCACGTGTTCTTCGAGGTATCATAGGTGACGTTTTGAGACGCGCCGTTAACGAGCGGCGTGCCACCGAGGGGGCCAACCGTATGCGTTGGCGTCATCTGATTCATACGCGTATCGATACCGGCGATACGGCCGAGCGTGCCGTCACGGTAGGCAGAGCTTGCCGCGCCGTCGATGTAGAGGGCCGTCTGGCTTCCCAACATGCCGTAAAAATCGGCAGGAGACAGGACCGACGTCCGGTCGTCCATTGGAACGGCCAACGTGTCCAAGCGCTGCGGAGCGAGTGCATAATCAGCATAACTGTTGACCGTCTGACCAGGCGTTCCGACCCAATTGTAGACACGCTTATACATGGTCGAGAGAACGTCGTTCGCCATGTAATTGACGATGTTGGACATGGCCGGCTTCATAATGCGCTCGGCAAGGTCCGTAACCTTCAACGTGAGGTCTGTGCTGGAGAACTGGAAGTCAACGCCGATCTGCTGGTCAATTGTCAGATCGACCTTGCCTTCGATCACATCTTGCGTCGAAAGCGTAGCGCCCGAGCGGACCGTAAAGTCTGCCGGACGACGGATGCTCAGCGTGTCGCCGATCTTGTAGCCGTTGACGCGGTTGGAAAACTCGTCTTCGGGAGCACGGTAGAACGTCTTGAGCACGCCGAGTTCGTTGTCAAGAACGGCAAGCGCCGCCTTGGCAACTACGGCTGCGGTAAGTGTCGTATTCGCCATTGTGATGGTCCGTTATGATCAGGACCGCCCGTAGATCAGTCGCGAGATGTCTTCGACGCCCATATCCTGCACACTTGGTGTTGATGGTGCAGATGAGCCGCCGATCATCGGAACTGGGGGCGGTGCGTTGCTGGTTTTGCGGCTTTGGCCAACGCTCACACGTGCTTCAATCCGCGCGATTTCCACCCCTTGTCTGTGGGGTGACAGGCTTGCAATCCGTCGCGCATCTTCGGGATTCTTCGCGAGATAGTAGGCAATCTCCGGGGCTTTATCGGACTCACTGATGATATCGGCCGCGTAGTCGCTGACGGGCAACCTGGCGAAATCCTCAAGGGCGGTTGCTATGTCCGGAATCCGCTCTTTGGCGGCGTCCACCTTGGCCATAAACCCCTGCTGGCGAAGCTCGGTTGCGCCACGAATTTGCGTGACGGCTTCCTGCTCCAGTTGCGCCAGGCGTTCTTCCTTCACAGCTGCGCGGATGTCGTTTCTTTGAACAGCCGCGTAGTCGTTCGGGTCAGTCGTCCGGCGCATTTCGTCAAGTTGTGCGCGAAGGTTCTGGACTTCCTCGGCGTGTTGAGCAGCAAGACGCTCGGCGGCTTTCTTTTGGCCGTAGAGTTCGCTGATACGCGTCGAGGCTTTGCGCTTAGGCTCGCTTTTGTCTTCGTCTTCTGAGGCGTCCTGATCGGACGGGCCATCCTTAGGCGGGGTTTCCGCCGCAGCCGGTGGCGTAGCTGGGGCTGGTTTTGCTTCGGTGCCAGGAACCGGTACGCTTGCGGGCTCAAGAATCGACTTTATGGCGTCAACCGTATCAACGGCTGGCGAGATAGCTTCGGTGCTCATGATGGTCTCGTGGTTAGAAGGGCGTCGATTGATCGACGGGGGGACGCATGCCGATGTTGTCGGCATCAAAATCCGAAGGGCCGCCCATTTGATCCATGTCAGGCTCGGGATGCGGAGGCATTGGGCCATCCATCATCGGGGGCGGCATGGGCGGCGGTGGTTGCATCAAGACGGCTTCAGGCGGCGGCAGAGGCGGCGGTGGTTGCACACCTGGCATCACCCCTGCCTTGGCCATTTCGGTCTCGGCGCGCACCTTGGCGGCGTCTGCGTAAGCTTTCTCGGCCTGGGCATCGCGCAACACGACTTCCGACCGCAGAACCGGGTCCTCGAGCGGGTTGGGCGGCGGTGGCGGTTGCGGTGCATTCGGGTCGTTCGGATCGGCCAGCAGTTGCGGCGGGATGCTGTTCTTGAACCGCTTCGCCATCTCTTCGGAGCCGGGCCAGTCAAAATTCTTAGCCACGAGGTCACGGATCATCGGCAAAGCGGCCGGGTCAGACTTGAGGTATTGCAGCAACGTGTCGGCGGCTTCCATGCGCTTCGTCGAGTAGCTGGCGCCGATGGTCGCGCGCACGTCGAAACGTCCCGTAGACAGGTCGTTGATGATCACGGGAACGCCGTCAACCCCCATGACCGTCTTATTAATTGTGTGGTGCTCTTCGCTGTCGTCTTCGCCAAGGCAACGAATGACGCGCTCGTTATCGTAGACCTTAGGGATCAGGTCGATCAGGATACGCCCGCAGTGCCACATCGAGCGCTGAAGGTTGTCGGCGTAGTGGTAATTCGCAGTGTCGCCCTGGTGTTCACGGCTGCGAATGGCAATGCCGCTCGTCTCATTCGACCGCTGGCCGAGACTGGCGTCATAAATGCCCGTCGTCGCTTTCATGTCCTGGTCCGCAATCTCGGCTTCCTTCACGAAGGCCTGAGACATTTGCGGCGGGGCAATGCGGGACGGTGGCGCGCTGGTCGGGTCGGCGCTTTGGTCGTAGGGCAAATATGGGTAGTTCGTCTTGTGGATGTTGTCCCAGATTTGCTTGAACGGCGCGATATGCTTGACGTTCGCCAACCACGGGGCTTTCGGCTGCAAAGCGAGCGTCTCGGCCGCTGCCGTCCGATTGTAGTTGTAGAGCTGTTGCGGATCGCGGGCGAACCGGATCAGGCCATGGCGAACAACGGCAGTTTCAAGCGGGGTTTCGCCACCGATCACGGGAACAATCGGAATCCATTTTCCAGCCCATGCAAACGGACCGGCCAGCACCTTCGTGCCGCTGATGATATATTGCTCGACTTCGTAGCTTTCGACCGTGCGCGTCTTGGTCACGCCGAGCAACTTGACCATATCCGGCCCGATCTTGGTCAGATCGATGGTCGCGCCCGTTCGCAGGAGGCCGATGGTCTTTTTGACCGGCTTCCTGCACCAGTATTCAGCGATGCGAACGCCCTCGCGCGTGATCCACGTCAGACGGTCACCGGTGCCATCGCTGGGCGGATCAACACCATCAAGCGACACGCCAGGGTAAGCCGCCTCAAAATCCTTCGTCGGGATGACGGTCGAAACAAACATCCATTTGGCGTCAGACCGATCAGGCTCAACGGCGCCTGGATCGCAATAGACGCTCAGCGGGTTGGGGACAGCCTTAAGGCGCAATTCCTGGTCAAACGCCTCATCGTCGGCGTACTCAGTGACCACGCGAAACCAGCCAATACCGCAGGCCACCTGGTGCTCGGCCGCGGTGCCGAAGACGTGTTTTCCGCTCGATTGGTAATGAATCTGACGCAGGAGGCCGTTGTATATCTTCGCAATCTTCGGGTCTGCGTTGTCATCAACCGGGCTGACCTTGATGGCCAAGTCCGCTTGACGAATATCGTTGGTTACCTGCCTGATAAACTGCGGCAGACGATTGATCGTAAGGATGGGACGGCCAGCAGCTTGCCGCTCTTTGCGGATGCTTTCGGGCCACTGGTAACCAGCCACAAAAGCCATATCCATGGCGGCTTCACGACGGTTTTCGCGCTCGTGATTATACGACTGGTTAAGCTTCTCACGGCAGTCCGTGAGGAATTTCCCTTCCTCAATCGCACTCATTTTCTTGGCTGGCTTTGCGTCGGCAGGCGCACCCATTTCCATCAGCCGACCATCCAAGTCTCAGAGGAATTGCCAAACGGAACCGGTGACGAATTGCCCACGGTCCAGTTCTTGAGGTGGTCTGTCTTGTTTACAAGCGCGGGGAATAGGTCGCTGCAAGCCCACACGAGCGCGTCAACGCGGTCCGCCGTTGTCTCACCCTCGATACCGTTAGACGTAAACAGCACCATCTGGTCTTCGAGCGTGGGGAAGCCGCCGACGTGAGACATCCGGCCTTGCTCATACAGCGCAGCAATAGGCTCCGCGCGCGTGACCTTGCCACGGCTGGCGCGAACGCCCTTAAAGTTGATTTCGCTCCGAACGCTTTTCACGACGGCTTGCACCATCTCTCCGCCTTGGTTCAATTCGCCTATGATCACGTCAGCGCTGTACATGTCGTATCCACTCACCGCGCGCCGTGCCCATCCGTTGGGGCTCAAGCGGCAGGACAGGTCATCGAGCACGTATCCGCGCCCATCCACGCCAAGCCCGACAACCACGATTCCAGTCTCAGCGTTGCCATCGGCCTCCGCGCTTTCGCCAGACGATGCCGCAGGGTCGATTGCGACCACCACGCGTTGCATGTCCGGGAGCTTGCTGCGGTCAATCCGATGCTCGTCAATCTTGGCTCTGTTCCAGAGCGCGCCTGGTGCGTCGTCGAGCACTTCCGCGTCCAATTCCTGCCGGCCGAGACGTGTGCCTGCGTAGCGCTTTACAATCTGCTGGAGGAACGACGGGGCCAAATTGGCTTGGTTGTCGCTCGTGCTGCCACGCGTGACGATTGTAAGGTTATCTTTGATCAGTTGCTTGATGATCGGCGTCGGGCGGGGCGTCGTCGTGATGATCTGGCGCGGGTCATCTCCCAACCGCAGACCGAATTGCAGCATGTCATACGTTTCTTGGGCATATCGCCATTTTGCCAACTCATCGAGCCAAGCCGCATCTTGCTGCGGTCCGCGTAGCTGGTCCGGCTCTGTGGCGTTGTAGAGCGTAGCCACCGCACCATTAGGCCACGTCACGCGGCGCTTGCTGGGCTCATAGAGCGGGCGGAAGTCTTTCGGGTGCACCGCGAGCAGGCCACTTTCACCCTCAACCATAACGTCACGAGCGTCGGCGGCAGTCTCGGCCACCAGAGCTATGCGAGAATACCGGCCACGAGCTAACGGAGTATCCCCACATGCAACGGAACGAACCCACTCAGCACCCGACCGCGTTTTACCAAAGCCACGCCCCGCGAGTACAAGCCACGTGCGCCAGCTTCCTTTCGGCGCGAGCTGGTTCGGGCGAGCCCAGAACTCCCAATGGTACAGAAGCCTTTCGGCGTCCTCAGCGGTCAATCCCGCCACCATCTCCGCCCTCTGTGCTGGGGGGAGCGAGGCGAGTAAGCTTGCGTATGAGGTCTGAGATTGCGTCACTCTGCTCAACCTTGATCGGGCCGCCGTTGGCTCCGGTATTCTCTTGCCTTGAAACGTCTCGCCACTGTTCTGGCTTGCGGTTTTTTAGCCAAAACGCTGCGGCTGTCGCTTCCGGCTGAAGGAACTTTTCGACGTCGACAATCTTAACTTCTTCTTCGTATTGACTGAGCTTCACCTTGATCGCTTGCTGCTCGACGACATACCGGCCAGTGGCCATCTGGTATAGGCTGCGCTCGACTCTATCGTCGGCAACCTGCTTCCCCACGCGTACGGCCTGACAGAATTCCGGGTGCTCCGCTTTCCATCTAAAGATGGTTCTTGTCGACACTTCAAAGCACTCGGCCAACTCATCATCAGTCGCGCCACGCTCACAAAGGTCGATGGCTTTCTGACAAAACTCAGGCCTGTAATCGGTAGGGCGTCCGACTGGACGGGTCGTCTTGGTCTGTTCCATGGGGATTATGTTGCAATGAGGCCTTTGACACTTGGATGATTTGCCCACCGACGCAGGGCTTCGTCACGCTCGACAGTATGATGGAAGACAACCTTGTTTCCGTTGGCGTCCACGGCTTCGTTCGTTACGCCCTTGAACCACGAGGCAATGCGGGCCCAGTTGATCCAGGGCGGGAGCGTCTTGCCCCGGAATGTCTCAGCAGCCAACAGGATGCCACCGAACACAAGCATGGCCTGGACGAGCCAGGGAGCAACCATAGCGTCTACGGTGCGGGCGGTTGCCTTATCCATGCTGGCGACACGCGAGAGCATGGTGATGTTGGCCTGATCATCGGAGATCGCAGCCGGAGCAGCAGCGCGGGCCCTGCGCACTTCTGCAAGCTGAGCAGTGACGGCGACAAGCTCTTCTTTGTTGGTCAAGGCTCGGCCTGCATTGGACTCATCAGCCACGGCGCTAGCATAGCTGGAGCAGAAATCGCGGGTCTGTTGGCCCTTGGTTTCTTTGCAGCCGTTGGTCAGCTTCCAAAAGCGATGGGCTTTTGCGTTGTCTTGAGCAGCGCGAGCAGCTTCGGCGGTACGGGTCGGGGCAAGCTTCAGTTCCTGTTGGAGCTGGGCCTTGCGCTCCGTCAATTCCTTTTCCGTCTTGTCCGTGTCTTCGTAGGAGACGAAAGCCGTCTTTTGGATTCCAGCCTTAACGTCGTTATTGCCAGCCGTGGTGCTGAAATTGGTGTAGATCGTGCCGGCGCTCAGGGTTGCACCGAGGATGGACCACAGCATCAGCGAGCCGGCGCGGCGCTCGAAATAGGCCGTTGCGGCATTGTGCCAAGACAGGAATTCACCCACAGCAACGCAGACAAGGCCGAGAATAAGCGCGATCTTGAGGTCCCAAGACGAGCCTTTTTCAGCACCGTGGCGAATAGCCATGATGATGGCAGCAGCGAGCGCCCCGAACACCATAAAGCGGGCGAGGCGATGAGTTAGAAGATGCATGGTTTATCTCCGGGGTTGGGGGGAACGCACCGGAACTGGTAGGTCAGAATTTCAAACGAACGCCGACGCGGGCGGCATCCTGAGACGGCTTCAAGAAATCGCCGGTCACGCCATCCGACCACTTGCGATATTCGGTGTGGGTGTACTCGACGAAGCCGAACATATTGCCCACCAGCTTCAGCTCTAGGCCTGCGCCACCGAGGAACCCGTTGCGGTCGATGTTGACCAGGCCTGCATAGTCAATGCTGGTTCCGGTATATCCGCCGATCACGTACACGAGGACGTCGGGCTGAACCTGATAGCCAGCACGAAGCGCGAGCGTCCAGGCGGCATCCTGTTTGACAGTGTTGCCGGTAACGCTGGTTTTGATGTCGGAGAAATCAGCGCGGGCGAGGCCGCCGACAAGAAACTTGTCAAACTTGTAATCGCAGCCACCCTCGACGCCGATCATGCCGCCATTGGCAGCAATGGTAATCCCGGGCGTTTCGGTCTGAGTGATGCCGCCGCCGACGCTTCCGCCAATGAAGCAACCCACTTGGGCACTAGCGACGGACGGCAGGATGGCCAGCATGGCCGCAACAGCAAAACGCTTCATGGTCTGGCTCCAGTCCTTACTCGTTGAATTAAGCTTTCAACTGCTAACTGCGCATCCCTTGCGCGCTCTTCGGCAATTTCGCAGGCGATCGACACGCTTTCGTGAAGCAGCATCCGACGCTGCGCCGGGGCGAGCCGGTACTCGTCTAAGTCTTCGATGATGTCGAGAATCCTGACGTTGATCTCGTCGAGATCACGAGCAAGCATGGTTTTGGACGTTATTCCGGAGTTTGATGGAGCCGTACAAGCCATGCGCGCAGCATTGGCAAGAGGTCCAGGGGCGGCTTAGTCGTTCGTCTCCCATACGTACGCCGTCGAACTCGGAATGCGGGAGATTACTGGGCCACTCGTCCTATACGAATCGCGTTAGATGATTTGCGGCAATGACGCAACACTTTTTCGCCATTTTCCACTAAGGCAACGAATTTCAATACGATTTTAGGCAAATCAGCGCATAAAGAGCGGGCCTGCACACGGCGCCAACCGTGAACAGGCCCTTGATCAACCCTGATGAACCCAGGAGAAGACCCTATGTCAAATTATCGCTGGACCAATGGCGTTGCAACAGCAATTGCCGCCTGTGCCGTGGCTTATCAAACGGCAGTTATCCTCGAAACCATCCCGACAGTATCGCTGACAACTCGCTTGGGCGTTCCGCTCGCGACGGTTGCGGCTGCGTTGTTGCCCGTGCTGGCAGAGGCTGCATGGCGAGGTGGCGAGCGCGTCAAGTCTTGCCTCATGGTGTTGCCCGTCCTCGCGCTTATGGCCTACGTGCTCCCGTCTGGCATCTCTCGCCTGGGCGAGGCCCAAGAGGCCCGTATCGTTGGCGCGTCACTGAGCACTGAGGACGCCGCCAAGGCCCGTTCTGATCTGGCCAAGGCCGATAGGCTCGTCGTCGAGGCTCAGGCCTGGGCGGCCACGGAATGCGCCTCTGGACGCGGAAAGAAGTGTGAAGGCGTGACGTACACCTTGGCGCAACGGCAGGCGTATCAGAAGCAATTGCAGGCCTCTCTTGCCACGTCGGCGCCAGTTGTAACGCCTTGGCTTCCTGCTTGGCACCCTGCCCTGTTGCCGATTGGACTCGAGTTGATGATCCTGGCCGCGCTGTTCTACGGGATGGGGCCCTTGACGCATACGTCAACCGTCCAGGCTTTGACTTTCGAGCGCCCGCTGACCGATGCGGAGATTTCGGAAATCAAGCGGGTGCAAGTTTTGACCGCTGCCAACGTTCGGACGTTCCGGGCCAAGGGGGCAAAGCACTCTGATATTGCCGCCGCGTTTGGCTTGAATCAGGGCCGTGTTTCTGAGCTTCTAAGCGGCAAGCGGGAATCCGTGACGCTGCACTAAGCCACCGCAGACGCAGTTAGGGCCCCGGTTCATCGCCGGGGCCCTTTGCTTTACACGGCTTCCAAGTGCTCCAATGGCACCCATACGTGCCGCGTCGTCGTGCCGAAAATCCGAACTGATATTTCGGCCACTCGCTTTTTTATTGCGCTGATTTCACTCGCGTAGCCAGCAAACGGACCGGCAACAACGTTGATCTTGGTGCCCACATCTAGGCGCCGAACGTGCTTAGCTTGTCGCGTTTTGATGAACTGTAGGCGGGACTGCAAAGCATCCAGTTCGTCGATGTCGCCTTGTGCGACCGTCAACCAAGACTCGCCCTGTTGCAGGAAACGGCGGACGCCACGAACTTCCTTGATCAAGCCCCAATGATTGCGAGCGTGCGCACTCTCTACAAAAACGTATCCAGGAATCAGAGGCAGAGCGCGGTAAGCGTCTAGTTTTCCTTGCGCTCTTTTGCTGACCAATTCCACCGGGCAGAATGAGCATATGCCATCCTCGTGTAATGAGTTGCGGATACGCACTTCAGACAGAGTGTTGACGGCTAAGGCATGCCAGAGCATCGGGGTTACTTCCTGTAAAGATACCAGCAGCCGAAGACGTAGACGACGACTGTTGGGCTAATTGCCGGGACGCTCGGGATACGAAATCCGAATTGCTGGGCAACCATCACGAACATCAGAATGAGCAGGCCATAACTGACGATCTGGGTTGCGATGGCCGCAATCTGGGCGATCAACTGTGAAGCGTTGACGTTCATTGGCTAACCTTTCGTTTCGCGCGTTGAGCACATGGGCGTTTGCGAACGCGAGAATGAGGGCGGCGATCAAAGCTGGGATGTAGGAGAGCAGCAAGATTGCGCTCCAGTGCATCCGCTCTAGGCGCTGTTTTATGAGGTCTCGTCGCATGGGCCGTGTGAACCCGTGAGAGCTTCTAGGAGGCTTGTCGGCGTTTCGCAGTGAGCACGCCATATGCTCGACGGATCGCCGTCACGCTGCATTACCGAGCCGCTGGCTTTGACTTGAACGTTGGCAATCGCGATCTGATAGCAGTCGAGGTAATACATGGGCTCGCGAACCACTTCGCCCGTGAGCAATTGCAGCACTAGGATTGCGATGTCTGAGGACATGAGGGACGCCTGTTTGATACGCAGGCACTATTCGTCGAGGTAGTTCGCAAGTTCCGCAGCCAGGAAGGCAAAGGCTGCGAACGCGATCAGCGCTATGAACACTTTGCTGCTTTGACCTTCACGCGGGGTTTGGTGGCCTCGTAGTGGTTCAGCAGCGCCTTGAGATCGGCCACGCGGATGCAGACAATGTCGCTTTTCATGGCCTCGTGTTGGGCTATCAAATCCCTGTATTCTGTCATTTGCCGCCCTCGCTCAGACGTTGCTCACCCGTGAACCAGGTTTCGCCTAGGCCGTACCGATGCGCGAGATACGTCGCGAGGTGGTTGTTGATCTCCTGCCGGGCAACGTTGCGGCCTATGCACAAATCAAGCTCTTCGACGATGGATGATTTGTGAATCGTGCCGTCCCTTTCGATGCGGTCGAGAATTCGACTTGCAATTTGGTCTGCTGTCATCGTGTGCGCTCCCGTTCAGGAATGAAGGCTAATGTTGGGGTTGTTCTCGACGTCGCACGTGACTTCATGCGCGGGGACTCCGTTTGCCTGTCCAGCCAAGCGCGTGATCCAATTCCGCAGGTCATCCGCGCGGAAGTAGCGCTCGCTCCCGATCTTGAAGGGGAGCGGCATTCCTGCCGGTGGGTCTCTCACAAGCCGCTCGCCCTTAGCGCGCGAGAACCCAAGCTGGTGACACGCATCCGCAAACGTGATCAATTCCGGCAAATCTCCTGCAGGCCTTCCGCTTCTTGATTTCATCGTGTGCGCTCCCTGTTTGCGCGTAGGCGTTTTTCCGTTCTGTCAGCCTTGGCTTTGCGGGCAAGCTTTTGGCTGACGTTGGCAGTGTCAATGCGTTTCAGCTTTTTGCCGGCTTGAACCTGCCAGCGGCCTTTGATGTGGGAGGTCATGGCGTCATGCCTTCCGCTTTGAGAATCGCTTGGCCGATAAGCTCGGGGATTTGGGGGACGACGGCGTTGCCAAGCCCTTTAAGTCTGTCCACCCGAGAGGGAACCCCATGAGCCACTCGACCCACGTCGGGTTCAAAGTCCCACTCCCGATTTGCCCGTCGACCGCCATTTCCGCTAGATTGTTTAACCGACGTAATCTTCGGCGGTTGATATAATCCTGCGTGCAGCCATGCGCCGTTTTTGCCATGCTCGCCGTCGGAGTAGGCCATTGCCGAGCCACCGTTATCAATTTTCGCCCCGTCGCACCCGGCTGCTCGGCCCCGCCTGTTGATGCTGTTGGCGTAGGCCACAATCCAGATTCTGTCGCGGCGGTGAGGGGCGCCAATGGCGCAAGCTGGTATGCAATGCCATTCCGCATCATACCCGAGCGCGGCCAGGTCTCCGAGAACGTCTCCAAGCCCTCTACCAAGCAACGCTGCGACGTTTTCCACGAGCACAAACTTAGGTTGTAGTTCGCCAACAATTCTGGCGTATTCCTTCCATAGCCCGGAGCGCTCCCCTGCAAGGCCAGCGCCTTTTCCCGCGCTTGAAATGTCCTGGCACGGGAACCCGCCGCAGATGACATCAACGGCAATTCCATCTCGTCGAAGAGTGTCGGCTGTGAGTGTTCTAACGTCGTCATAGATCGGAACCCCTGGCCAATGCTTTGCGAGAACTCGACGCGGGTAGTCTTCAATTTCGCAGAAGGCGACGGTCTCAAATCCGCCTGTGCGCTCGAGGCCTAACGAGAATCCGCCTATACCGCTGAATAGGTCTAGGACGCGGAGCTTGTTCATTGGTCGTATCCAGCGGCAGCCATCTTGCCGACAGGTTGCGGCACGCTTTCGCGCAGCATCTTGTCCGCCTTGATATCGCGCTCCGTCTCAGTGACGGCATCGCGGACAACGACACGAACAGCCTTGCAAACCTGGTGTTCGGTTGCCCACCCTCGCCACGATTCAAACC